TAATCGGGAAGTTGCTTCATGTCTTAAGTCGTGCCAGCGCAAATTTTCTATTTTCAAACGTTTCATAACGCGTTTCCAAATACAAACTACGGCGTTGGTTGTCGTTTTTAAAATAATCCCGTTGGCGAGTGGTGGGATTTCCCCGTCTTCACTTCTTGGGATAATTTCCTTTAGAGTTTGAATTGCGTGTTTTGACAAGGGCAATACGGCGGGCACTCCCTTATTTGAAACCGACACGGCGCTGTTTGGCATCCGAATTAGACGCGCCTCCAAATCAACCCATTCCCAACGCAATGAAAATAACATTCCTTGGCGCAGGCTCGTTTCGATCGCCAAATCGAACGCGCACGCCGCATACTTGTTTTCACTTTGTTTGAGTGCTTCACGGATGGTGGCATATTCACTATTCTCAAGCCGTCGATTGCGGGCTTTACTGCCTGAAGGTTTGCGAATGTTATTTAGCGGATTGGTCAGATTTTCCATTCCCCATTCTTTTCGGGCCATCTCATAAAGATGACTAATTAATTGCAGTTCCAGTCGAATGGTATTTTCAGCCCGACCGGCCTCACGCCTTAGGTCCCGGTATCGGGCAAAGTCCGCGCCTTTCAAATTAGCCAATGTCCGGTAACTTAGGTCATTAAGTAGCCAACGATTAATTCGACAATTTTCCTGATAGGGATGCCGTTTGGTTGGAACAATATCCATTCGATACCGTTCCAGGGCTTCACGAAGCGTCGTACGTTCCGCTTCGGCTCGGTCTACGTATAAACCAGAATCCATTTCGGATTCAACGCGCCGCGCCCATTGCTGGGCCTGTTTCTGCGTGTCAAAGGTGCGGTAGGTCGGTTTGTAGCCTTTGCGTCGAATTTCGGCGCGCCAGTAGGCCCCACGTTCTTTAATGTATGCCATTACAGATTCTCCAAGAGTTGTAAAAGGCTTGGATTTGATTGTGGCACTCCGGCAGATTTCCGGCATATACGAGTTTTTGAACAGATTGAGGAAGAGCAGGGCGTAAAAAAAGCCTCGGCGATTACTCGCAAAGGCTTGATTCATTTCAAACTATTCTGTGGCTCCCCGACCTGGACTCGAACCAGGGACCTGCGGATTAACAGTCCGTCGCTCTACCAACTGAGCTATCAGGGAATTGTGCAAAAAATCAAAGAGCTAAAAGATGAATTTGCATTTACCCGAATCTCAATGTTTTACAACGACGCGCATTATATCAGAACAAATTCGGTCTCAGCGCTTGAATTTCAGCCGGTTAAATTAAATATTTTTGTTTGAAAAAATGCGCTGCATTTGTCATACATATCGACATTGAATCTTTCGCTTAACGATCTATAGTTAAATCAAACTCATAAATAAATACGCGTTGCCTGACAAAGGTGTCGCAGACAACGATGCCGTTTGCCGTTTTTTTTGCGTGCGGCGTTGTTGTGATTTTGCCGCCTGCTGAAAATTTAGGCTTTTTATTAAAAGCAATAATAATCAATGGTTTGTAGGAGTAATTCCTATGGATCGGCAAACTTATCCACAGTATATGTGCAGAACTTTGTTGTTATTTTATTTTGATATTTTGTTCACTCTCGGCATCTTGATAACGTTATTTAAAACTGTGGTGCTTGTCATTCCCGGGTCACAATTGGCCGTTATGCTGTTCGTGTATCTCAATTCTTTCCAAAGAGAATTCACCCGTAACCTTGTCGTTACGGGTTTTTTTTTGGATAAACGGGTTAAATACGCTCGTTTCTCAGGATATTGGTGTATAAACTGTTGTTAATAATCAACGAAATTAAAAACTGGTGCCCAACGGCAAAATGCGCTCTTGACCCGTTTGTTTTTATAAACTTCAGCTCCCGCAAGGCTAAATTGTTGAATTGATGGTGGAATATTTTTTAGTTAAGTAACAAGATGGTTTTAAAGCATCATGCCATTTTTTATACGGTATAAAAATAGGTTAAACATCGCTTGATTTGATCATCCGATTGTCTTATTGTGCAATGCACTAATTACTCCAAGGTATTCAATTGTCCACTCAATTTCAACCAATGAAAAGTAGCACAACGGCTTTGACAGTTGCTGCGGTTGGTATAGTTTATGGCGATATCGGAACAAGCCCCCTGTACACCATGCAAACCATCTTCTCAGCAGAATATGGTTTGAAATTAACAACGCCAAATATTCTCGGTGTGGTTTCGCTCATCATGTGGGGTTTATTCATTGTTGTTGCACTCAAATATGTCACATTGATTTTGCGGGCAGATAACCGTGGTGAAGGCGGGATTATTGCGTTAATGGCGCTGGCGCTGGAATCGGTCGGTAAAAATTCGCGCTGGAGTTTTGCATTACTGTTGCTGGGATTATTTGGTGCCGCGCTGTTTTATGGCGATGGTGTTATTACCCCGGCGATGTCAGTTATCTCAGCGATCGAAGGCCTGAATGTGGCGACGCCGAATTTTAGTAATAAGGTCGTGCCAATTACTGTCGTCGTTTTAATCGCGCTGTATTCGTTTCAATATAAAGGCACAGCAGGTATCGGCAATTGGTTTGGTCCGATTATGTTGCTGTGGTTTGCCGCTCTGGCTGCGATGGGTGTGTTGAATATAATTAAAGCGCCCATTATTTTGATTGCACTCAACCCTATCCATGCGATTGATTTTTTATTAGACCACGGGTGGCTGGCATTTGTTGCGTTAGGCGCGGTCGTGCTGGCATTTACCGGCGCAGAAGCGCTGTATGCAGACATGGGGCACTTCGGACGTAAGCCGATTCGCATTGCCTGGTTTAGCATCGTTTTTCCGGCGCTCATGCTTAATTATCTGGGACAGGGTGGTTTGCTCCTGACTGACCCAAGCGCTGCTGACAATCCGTTTTACCATCAGCTAGGTGCGTGGAGTATTTACCCGCTGGTAGCCTTGTCGACCGTTGCCGCGGTGATTGCATCGCAAGCGACGATTTCCGGCACCTACTCAATGACCAAAGAAGCGATTTCGGTTGGACTACTGCCGCGCTTATCTATCATTCATACTTCAGTCAAAGAAATTGGCCAGATTTATATGCCCATGGTGAATTGGGTGCAGTTATTGGTTGTGCTGGCGGCGGTGGTCGGATTTGGTTCGTCTGCAAATTTAGCCGCGGCTTACGGTATTGCGGTGACAGCAACCATGTTAATTACAACGATTTTGACCTTCTTTGTGATTCGTCATTCATGGAAATATAATCTGTTGCTTTGTATTTTTTCTACCGGGTTTTTCTTTATTATTGATGCAGCGTTTTTCTCAGCTAACGCGCTCAAAATATTGCATGGTGGTTGGTTCCCGTTAGTGTTGGGTGCGATTATGTTTACCATCATGCTGACCTGGCACCGTGGCCGTGAACTGGTTTTCAAAAATTTACGGATTCACGCTATCCCGCTGAAAGAGTTTTTATCCTCCTTATTTATCACGCCACCGCACCGGGTTGGCGGAACAGCGATATTTTTGCGCAGTGCCTCAGAAGGCGTGCCGCACGCGCTGTTGCATAATTTGTCGCACAATAAGATTTTGCACGATCGCGTAATTTTCCTGACGGTCTACAACCAGGAAATTCCGTGGGTCCCCTTTTCTGAGCGTGTGCGGGTTGTACCCTTAGGTAATGAATGTTATCAACTGGATGTTTTTTACGGATTTAAAAATGAACCGGATATTCCGCAAGCGCTGGAGTTGGCTGCGGCTAAAGGTTTGAAATTTGAACTCATGGAGACCTCGTTTTTCGTTACCCGGCAAACCATCGTATCGAGGCCGCAGCATGAAATGTCGGCCTGGCGTGAATGGTTGTTTGTGATGATGTCACGTACTGCACGTGATGCGGCGGATTACTACCATATTCCAAGTAATCGGGTAATCGAGGTTGGTTCGCAAATTGAAATTTAAAGCGAACAACCACATTGCATTTAACCCGTCAAAACCGTATAATTGCGCGCTTCGGTCTGATTGTTTGCAGTAATTGCAAGACGGCTGGAAATGCTTGATACGGAGAGGTGGCAGAGTGGTCGAATGTACTTGACTCGAAATCAAGCGATGGGGCGACCCATCCGAGGGTTCGAATCCCTCCCTCTCCGCCAGTATTGAGTTTCAAGCAGTTTCTAAGTATTCCAAAACGGCCTTTTAAGGCCGTTTTTCATAGGAGAAATCGGTCTTTTTGATTTCTTGTCATTTCACTAAATTTCATCCTAGCTCACATCCAATCATGGTATAAATAATGGTACGAAAACTACCGTACCATGACTATGCCACTGACCGTAAAAACCGTTGAAGCCGCCAAGCCGCAGGACAAGCCGTATAAGCTAACCGATGGGGCTGGACTGTATCTCCATATAGCTCCCACTGGAAATCGAACCTGGCGCGCCAATTATTCAGCCGCAGGCAAGCAACAAACTATCACGTACGGGCGATATCCCGATATCAGCTTGGCCGAAGCCCGCAAGTTGAATGTGTTGCGCAAATCTGAAACTGGAAAGTCCAGCATGCCGACGTTTCAAACCGTGGCGGACGAATGGCTCGAAATTAAGCTGCCCACCCTGTCTAATCCTAAACATCAGATTCAAGTCTGTAACACCTTGCGCGAGCATGTGTTCCCCTATATCGGCCAACTTCCGATTGACTCGATACCACGAACGCTGTTGGTAGACGTGGTACAAAAACTGTCGCATATTCCGGAGACAGCATCTCGCGTCGGCGGTCGCATAGATATGATTTTTAACTACGCGTTGGACATCGGTGTGATTGAGTCGCATGGCGCAGCCAAATTGTCACGGGTATTACCGAAGAAAAAATCCAAACCAATGCCATCGATTCCACACGAGGAAGTGGGGCAACTGCTAAGCGCAATCATGACTTATCAAGAACCTGTCACGAGGCTGGGATTGCTTCTGATCGCCCACACATTTGTCCGGTTTAACGAATTGCGAAATATGCGGTGGGATGAACTGGTACTGGACGACCAGGTATGGGTGATTCCGGCCGAACGGATGAAAATGCGCGTGCCGCATGTTGTGCCGCTCAGTCAGCCGGTATTGGCAATTTTGGAGGAATTAAAGGCCCTTTCTGGTGGGAGCGGGCTGGTCGTTGAATCTCCTCTTAGGCCAGGTCATCCAGTCAGTGAAAACACATTCCTTTTTGCTCTCTACGGACTGGGCTATCGCGGAAGAATGACGGTGCATGGGTTTCGTGCTCTGGCAAGTTCTGTGCTCAATCAGTACTCGCCTTTTAGTGGCGATGTAATTGAGCGACAGCTTGCACATAAAGAAAAAGATGCAGTTCGGGCGGCATACAACAGGGCAGAGTATTTGCCGCAACGACGCGAACTCATGGCATGGTGGTCGGCGTGGTTGGTTGAGAAATATAACGCTCAATGTCAGCCTCCAGCCAGCGGTTAAGGCTGCCAACTTTTCTGGGTGTTGGGATTTTCTGTGCTTTCACAAGTCGCCAGAGAGTGGTGTAGCTGATCCCAATCCGTTGCATCACCTCCGCCGATCCGATCAGTTTGTTGTGCGATGTGAGATTTTTGTCCATTGGTGTTATATCCTTTACTGGTTAGTGTGGCATCTGAATATGGTTGTCGTTTGTTTCAATCGAATTGGCACGTCATTGAAGACGCGCCGTAGGTGTGGCATCCAGTCCAAACTGCCTTAGCTTTTCAATCGGAATAATTTGCAAATTCGAGACGCGCTGCATGTTGATGGTGCGTTCGCAGCTTTGGTCTGCGGGTATCACTCCCGCGTTGATCATTTGCTTTTTAAACACGCGATCGCTCTTTACCGGCAGACCGTTCCATTTCTCACGAAGCGAAGGTGTCGTTGAAATGTGATCCATGATGTGGCTGGTGCGTATCAGGAGTGCAGGGGTTGGTTCTTGCTGCCATGAGTATGGATACGCAAAGCGATTTGCGGCGATTTCGGATAAGGCGATTTCCATAATCCAGACCCATGGTTCCCGGTCGGCGCTGGTTTCACTGATGTGCCGGTTCATCTCCTCAAACAAATCGTGATCAACGTTGCCCTGGCCGGTATCGATGCCAGCAAATTCGCACAGATAGAGCCACGCCATATATATCGCGGCATAGTTACCTGACATGCGCAAAGCGCCTTCATCTTCGCCGCTGGCGCGTGAGGCATGCAGACACACTGTCTGAATTTCAGCATACCGTTTAAGAACTTCTTTTTTTGATAATCCGGAGAGATAGGTCAGCCATTCCTTGACAGGAAAACGCGGCAGGTCGTCCGGGATGAGCGGCCCCTTCTTGCCCGTCAGATCGGTGCGGATAATCTTACCGAGCAGGGAACGTACTGGCACATCTTCACCGGCCAGCAGTACCGGAGCGGAAAGCAGATATTCAGTCATCTCGGAACCACGGCGCGTAATCGTGTATTGATAATTTTCCTGCAGCATACCGACAGCTTTATCAATCACGTCTTGCCGACGCGCTGATAACTCTTCCCAGCCAACTGGATGCGATGTGTGACTAATCGACGTGAGCAAACGGAACTCGGTATTGAGCGATTGTCCCGAAAACATCGTCATGCCGATTGCGCGCTCCAAACGTTTGATCAGCGTTGATTTGCCGCTACCCTTGTCGGCCTGAATCATCATGTGAGGCCAGAAGCCCAGGAGCGCCTTTAAATGGCCTCCCAGCGACCAAATCAAAGGCAGCAACGCAGCATTCTTTTTAAAGGTGGATTGAAATGCGTGAATAACTTCTCGGGCGTTGCGCGCGGTGCCGGTTGGGAAGGTCAGATTATGGTACGGGCATTGTTTCTCTGGTTCCGTAAAGTAGCAGTCTGCTCCTTCGTTGACGATGAGTTTGCCATCACGCCATGCTAAGCCGACGAAGTTAGCAGCCTGGCGCGCGCCCAGATCGGCGGTACGCTCCAGAATATTGATCATGCGAGAGAATGCGCCTGCATTCCACACGGGGCCAAATCGCTTCCAGCCATCCAAATTGTGCAACTGTTCATCCTGCATGACGCGGCGTTGAAGTGTGGCGCCATGACGCGGGGTCTGAACAGAAACAGCGAAAAAGACAGCCGGTTGTTGATCCGGATCGCCGGTCATGGTGGACGACGCGCTGGCAATCGAAACCCGACTGAGCGCTGCGACACGGAAGCCGGCCAAATCTTGATAGATGGGCGTTTTGACTACCTCGCCATCGCCACACGATTGTTCATCGACCTTGCCGATGTAAGTCGTGAAGTCTGGCCGGACGCGGAATTTCCAATACTGAGCAAAATCATGCGCTGGAAGATAAATGCGTTTGCGCCCTTGTTGCCCTTCTTCGCCTCGCAATCCGGCAATTAGCCACGGTTCCAGCTTGGACAGCCATACCTTTAATTGGCTGGCGTCGCGCGCCACCAATACATCATTCACATCATTTAATGGCGCACCATCTTTGGTATACCATTCCGATTGATCCACCAACATCACACCAATATTCAATGAGGTTAGTCGTTCGACTAAACGCCATGCTGCTTCCGGTCCTGGACGTTGACCGGCCAGACGATGTTGTTCAGGAAACGGCATGTCGTTATCCAGACAAAGAATAATTTGTTTGCCTCGCAAGAATGACCAATCGACCAAATCAACATTACCCAGTCCGCGCAATGCAATTGCACAAGCAAACGGATCAGCCGTTTCAATCGACAAGCAGTTAATGGCTGACTCAACAATGTAGACTTGTTTGGCGCTCTTTATGCGTGCAGGGTTGGACGTCCAGATGACACCATCTTTGTCACCTTGTGTCTGTGTTTTAACGTCGCCATTCAAACCGGGATTGAAGTATCGAAGGTCAACGGCCAATACTGCAGAAGTGAGCGGGTGACGCACAATGAATGCGGCCGCATCGCCGCCGTAACCGACTTGGCCTTCTTCCACTTTGCTGGATTTCCAATTATTAAAGCCTAACGTTCTGTTCCTAATGGCTGCATCAATTACGCTTTCACTAATGCCGCGGCCAGTGAGGTAGGGGCGCACCGGCGACGGATCAATCAGGCAGCGATCAGCAATGAATTCAGCTCGTGATTTTTCGGGCGGCGGTGTCACCTCGGAAGGTAGGTCAAATGGAATCGCATACTCTTCATGTAACCATCGCATGGCATCACCGACATCGGGGAGTCCTTTGACATACATCAGCAAATCGATAATTGAACCTGTGGCGTAAGGTACTCCGTCTGCGCTGTAATCACGGAAGCTTTTACCATCTGTGTCTATAGCAATCGAAGGGGATTTATCTCGATGGTGCGGACTGTGGTAATTGGCTTTGTCGCCCTTACCGCGCACCATGCCGAGCCGTGCCGCCAGATCGTGCAGGTTGATTCTTTTTTTTAATTGTTGGATCGATGCCATCGGATTCACTTTATAACGTGGGCAATTCATTGCCGATCAATGCCGCCTAGTCTTTGGCAGCATGCCTGTTGAAGTCTTCCCTTAGATGAAATAAGGGAAATTTGGTTGGGCTGACCGGACGGAGCGCGTCGCCGTTTATAAAGCTGGGCGACGCGACAGTCGTGCGTGATTATTGTTTGCGCTCAATGCCATCGACGATCTCGGGAAAATGGCACAGCAGCTCTTTCTCTAGTAAATGCGCAGCCCAACAAAAGCCCTGCCTTTGGCATTCACGATATTCTCTCAGGATGATTCCAAGGATAACGGGGCGAAAATCAGGTACAAGTGTGAATAACTCTTCCAATTCGTTCATGGCTTTAATCCTTTACCAGACCAAGTGGCGCAGCCAGCATGGGGAACAGAAAAACAAAGCCGTACATGACATCGATAACGCAGAGCCTGAGAATGACGGCCAGGCGATCCGGGTTGAATGTTTTGCGAAGGTGTTTGCGCTGCTGATGCTTAGTTAATTGCATGGTGGTTCCTTTTTTCAGGGTGCAAAAAATCAACATGCCTGTTTCAAGGCATGAAGATCACTGGGTTTTACAGCGGGGGGGAAGGCTACGGTGGATTCGGTAGATGGATCACGCGGGGGCTCCTAATCGTTTTGGGAAAAGGCCAGCTGATTGGCAGCGCCTTGGCGTACATGTTGAGAAATATTGATACGAATTTGAGGATTCGGCATGGAAGACAGTGATAGCGTGCGCAATACTTCTAAGGAAGCCACAAACACGTGACCACAATCGGGGTTCTGGCACACGTAGGTGATTTCTTTCATCAGACAATTCATTGTGCGGCTTTTTTTCGCTAGCACACGACTTTTGCAGTGAGGGCATGGAATGCTTATGACGCTCATGGTTTCCTTTCACTTGTGAACAACATGTACTTGGAACTGGATCGATTTGGCGACTTTACTGCTGGTCGGCGTCGTCACCTACAACAATTAAATGCTGTCTTGATAAGCAATTTTAGAATCTAAATATTCAATTGTAAAGACATTATATTAATTTGTTCCATCTTATAGTTGCTTGGTAAGCGATGTTATTATTTATATTTGTTAGAATTTGTCTTATCAGGCAACTTGTGTAGGGTGAATTTTCTAATGATGGATCAAATTTTGAATTTGAAGGAAGGATAGTATTTAGTGAACCAATTTATTCGTCGCCCGTAAGAAATGAATTTAATGGTGGCAATTGAACATAATTTTAGATGTTCACGTATCTATATTTTTAGTAATATCACAACCTTTAAAGGTTTGGATCATTGTCAATAAACCAATAACTTATAGAAAAATTAAATGTCAATTGAGAAAATAGAATCCGAATCTATTGCTAAAACGGTTCGTGAGTTGATGGAGCGGCATGGTATTGGGGAGCGCAAACAAACTAGCGAACTTGGCCGCATTTTGAACTTAGGTTTTTCCGCAGCCCATCGGAAAATGAACGGCGACAGTCCTTGGACTGTTTCTCAGATTATCCTTGTGGCAAATCATTTCAACGAGAGGCCTGGAACACTTTTGGATTCACTAGTGGTGGAAGGCTCGGCGCAAGCATCAACCAATTCTGTACATGAAGCGATGCTGAATATCAAAGGGAGAGATTTTCCTTGCACCGTCCAGATCGGTGTGCTGAAAAACAAACCAACGAGCTTTGTTGCGTTCGAGCGTTATGGTGAATGGCATGTAATCGAATCAAAGGATGCACCAGTCGAGTTTGAACTGTTTAATGTTGAAAAAATAGAGATTTATCCTGATCGAATTCACAATCTGACAATCGCAGTGGTTGATGATGATCCGGGAACTGCCGACAACATTCGCGACTATTTAATTGGCATTGGATTTAAATCAAAAGCTTTTTACGATATTCCCGCTGCCGTTGCAGCAATTCAAGCTGATGGCTTTGATGGTTATATTTTGGATTGGTTTGTTGGGAGTGAGACTTCGGAGGTGCTTTTAAATCTCATACGAAAAGGAGGGCAACAAGAAGCGCCAATAATACTTTTGACTGGGCAGATGTTAACTGGAAAAATTGATGACACGGAGGTCGCTGGTCTCATGCGGCGCTTTGATGTCATTTGTCAGGAAAAGCCAGTTCGACTTCCCATACTCGCCGCAGAGGTAATGAAAATGCTTGATTTGAATTGAACGTTAAAGCCAAACGTCGAAACCAAAGGAAAATTAAATTGAAGAAATTCATCGGAAATTGGAAACTAAAATCATTTGAACTGAAGGCCGAGGACGGTGGTGTCAGCAGACCGTTTGGCGATACACCCAAAGGACTTATTAGCTACTCACAGAATGGCATGATGTCAGTTCAACTGCATCACAGTGAGCGTCCAAGATTTGCTCAAGACGGATTTCAAGCCGGAACTGATAGCGAAATCAGAGCAGCATTTGAAACTTACGTAGCGTATTACGGGACTTACGAAGTGAACGAAGAAAAAAAATTTGTGACTCATCACTTGCAAGGAAGTTTAATACCTAATCAGTCAAATTCTCTACAACGCAGGTATTTTGAGTTCTTGGAAAATGGCGCAATCCTCCAGCTTAAATCCGAACCAATGCCCGTCGCAGGAGCCCAGCTAGTTGGCGTATTCCTCTGGTCAAAAATCGATTGATCAAACTTGACTACCATGCCTAAATTAAAAAAAATATTTTGCAACTCTTTAGTCTTATTGTCATTTTTTTTGTTTTGGCAGAGTAGCTTTTGCAAGGCAGTAAGCGAACTACCAATTTTTACACCGATTGGTGATCAAAAACAGGCGTTGGCGATGCAACTTGAATATCTGGATGATGAGGATGGCACATTCTCCATTGATCAAGTTGCGAGCGGAAATGCAGGACAATTTAAGCCTCTCCTGAAAGACAATTTGGGGTACGGATACAAAAAAAAGGTTTTGTGGATTCGATTCTCAATTGATTTTCATGACTATGCAGACCCGTATTGGTTTCTGACTCAGAATTATGAGCACGTTGGCAATCTAAGTTTGTTTTATCCAGTCAAGTCAGGCTATTCAAAATCAGAGCTGTCTGAAGAAGAACCTGCCAGCAAGCGCGCCTTTAATATCCATAACTACCTATTCAAGATTCCCACTCCCGAAACAAATACGGCGGTCTACTACGTGCGATACGCTCCGCAAGGACATGCGCTAAATATTGATTTGTCGTGGTCGAGCTTAAAAGGTATTTTGGAAAATGTTCACAATGCACAAATGGCGCTCGGGCTATTCTTTGGCGGGATGGCTGCGATGTGGTTTTACAACTTGGCGATCTGCATCTATTTACGTAGTCGTCTGTATGCGTATTACGTATACTACTTGGGCTGCTTTATTGGGCTGTTTGTGTACATGAATGGTTTCGTTCCCCTCCTGTTCCAACTGAACACATTTTATGAAAAACTATTTGCTGTTTTTGGTTATGCTTTGAATCATGGGATGATTCTTTTTGGTCGTAAATTCCTCTCTCTAAATCAATCCATTCGCTGGTTAGATTGCTGTCTTATAGCTTGTCAGTGGTTGTTTGTCATAGGTGGAATATGCGCGGTCGTTCTGCCGTTCAATCCTTATTTTGCATTGAATTTTCTCGCCTTGTTCATGGTTCCGTTTTTGCTGTTAGGGGGATTGGTAAGGTCAAAGCAAGGTTACGCGCCAGCTAAGGTATACAGCGCTGGATGGATCGTGTTCATCTTAATGATCATTGTATTTTGCCTGCGTCAAATAGGTTTATTGCCCTCCACTTGGTTTACTGTCTACGCGATTCAAATTGGCGCAGTATGGGAGGCAATAATTTTTTCGCTTGCCTTGGCGTACCGATTGAAAATCATTGAGAAAGAAACAGCGGTCGCAAAAAACACCTTTCTCGGCATGGTAAGTCATGAATTGAAAACGCCACTTCAGACCATTACTTCCTCCATTGATTTGCTGTCTGAAAAATTGAAGCAACCCAAAGAAATCGAGATAATAAATCGAATGAATCTGGCGGCGGCGTATCTGGAAAAGCAAATGAAAGATCTCACTGACTACGCTTCACTAGAGTCGGGAAAAATGAAATTACGCGTGGGTGAATTCGATGCATCTGAAGCTATCAATCAAATTGCAAACGATTACAAAGAAGTGGCGGAAAATAAAGGACTCAAGCTAACTTCAAATATCGAATCTTCCAACTTCAACGTGCGGTCTGATGTATTTAGAATTCAACAGATAGTCAATAATTTAATTTCAAACGCCATTAAATATACTGATCAAGGGATTGTAAATATTCAATTGCGTTATGCGACCGGTACCAGTTGTGCGTTACAAATTCGAGTTGAGGATTCCGGAATTGGCATAAGCGCGGAGGACTTCCCGTTAATCTTCGAACCATTCGTTCAAATCGATCAAAGCAGCACACGTCGCCATGAAGGGGTAGGCATGGGCCTAACCATTGTAAAAAAATCGCTTGATGCATTGAATGGAACGATCAAGATAACTTCGGAACTGGGTAAAGGGACAATAATTGATGTCCACATCCCTGTCGAGAGTGCCGACAGAGTCAATGATCAGTCAATTCATTCAGTTGAAAGTGCACCGAACCATCGAATCTTACTTGTGGATGATACTGAGGATGTACGCATTGTGCTTCAGTCTGTAGTTCAGGCGCTTGATTATGAATGTGATGTCGCTGCGTCTGGGATGGATGCCGTTGACCAATTGAGTCGGCAACACTACGATGCCATTTTGCTTGACATATATATGCCGGACATGGACGGACTTGCTGTTGCGACTAAAGTGCAAAACACGGATGGTCCAAATAAGAAAACACCAATAATTTGGATAAGCGCCACTGAGCCGACAAACATCTCTCCGGATCAGCGCAAGCTGTTTTCTAGTTTCTTGCAAAAGCCGGTCCGCAAAGATCAATTGGCTCAGAAGTTAAGCGATCTGGTTGGGCCATCGAATCGCGTTATGAAATAGCACTGACTTAGGTCTTATAACTTAGTTCGGTACAAACACCGCCGGACTAATACCAAAAAATTTACCCAATTTCCCCGCCAGAGCCGCACTAATTTTCCGCTTACCGGCAAGAATGGCCGACAGGTTGCTCTGATGAATAATCCCGGCTAATTCTTCCTGCTTTAATCCTCGCGCCTCCATCAAAAAGCGCAGCGCGTCTTTTGGCTCCGCCCGGTCAATAACGAAATGTTCCTGTTCATACCTTGAAACCAGATCGCCAACCAAATCCAGCAAACCGGACAGTGGATGGTCTTCATCCTCTCCCGCAGCATCCAATAAAAAGTTCATCAACATCACCATGCGGTCATACTCTTCTTCGTTGTGAATTGGCCGCAGGTGCGCGATAGCGTCCAATTTCTGCCAGGACGATTGAATCGCTTTGATGTTAAATTTGGGTTGTATTGCTTGCATAATTACACCTTGCCTTTCCTGTAAAGTTTGTTCCACTCATCATATTCACGGTGCGTCATCACTTTTTGGACATAGACTTTTTTGAATTTATATCGAACGAGCACCACCACCCGATAATTGTTCCCGCCAATGTCAAAGATTGTGTAAGGCGGTACATAGTCGGCCGAATTGAAGAACTGTCTAACATGGTTAAAGTCCTTGAATTCCGCATGCTCAACAATGGTGTGCCATTCGCGTAATAATTTTTCAGCTTCGGGGTGTTTTTGCCAGAATTCGCGAAGCATTTTAAGTGAGATGATGTGCATGCGTGCGATTATATCAAATTGATATATTTAGTCAAGTGCGGAAGTATTATTATTTTCCGCAATAATTTCCCGAGTCTCCACAATATTCGCCCAAGCGACATCGGCAGCGCGCTGCGCTGAAGCCTTACTGTCGTAGACATCTTCATGTCCGTTGCTGGCAGAAAGTATCTTCGGATTATTGCTGGCACTCGCGACGGGCTTGCGATTTTGTCTGGTGCCAGTTGTGGGCGCGATGGCCGTACCGGTTTTATTTCTGACCTTATCGCGCCACTTGGCGAAGACGCCGGTAATGCCAATATCTGGATCGGACTGTGGCTCACGTTCGGCTTCGGCCTCTTCGGTTTTTGTCTCCATTTCTATCCGGCTTGTAAAACCGTTTTTAGTGATTGAATGGCACACCCTGGTGGCCTGCCATTCCACCGCATCGATAGCCGGTTTAAACCCGCTGACCTTGACAGGTGACTTGGGCATCAATTGCGGATTTCCTTCCGCCAGCGCCAATTCAAACGTAGCCAGTCCGCGCTGAATCCGCTGCCATTCCGCGACGGCGGCCTGCCTGGCATCCGCTTCAGTGGAGTAGGTGGTACGCAGGTTCTTGGTGTTGCCGGCACTGCCAGCCACCACACTGCGGCGCATCGTTGACTTTGTGTCATGCCAAAACACCCTGACGCCGGAATAACTGTCCCGCTCGGCGCTTTGATACCGGTGACAGTCTCCCAAATCGCGGGTGATTATGATGACTGGTAACGGCTTGCCCGACGCCGTTTCGCAGGCGTTAATTGGAATAAACAGTAGAGTGTCGTTCTTGACTGTCGCCGTGGCGTCATACTTCTTTCCCAGGCGACGCAAGAATGCGCCATCGGATTCGCGTGTCTGATCGATGTGTGGCACAACGACGTTCCTGAGCGATTCAGATATACCTGGTCGCAGCTCATTTTTAAACGCGATGAGTTCGATGATGCCACCCAGCGTCGTGTCATGAAACGTCTCGGTCTGCACTTGTCTGAAACTGGCCGTGAAATTGGCCGTGCGAGCGCGTAAGGTGATTTGATCCGGCGTGCCACTATGCTCTACCTCATCAACCGTAAAAACGCCCTTGTCGACCAGTCCGGACTTTTTCCAACCGATTTGAACGTTGATTGCTGCACCCCGAGGTGGGATCGCCAGCATGCCGTCCGCATCCGATAAGGCAAGGTCGAGCTGGTCGCTTTCGTCACCGCCGCATTCGTTCAACGTAAAACTGATCAGGCGTGGCGCGATTTTATTGGTTATATCCTCGTCATCCACGACAACCTGAAAGGCGGGGCTATCGTACTCTTTCATCGCAACGTCCCGATGCTGTTTCCCACGTTGTCATAAATGGTCTTACCTTGGCCCAGTAAATCGTTGGCCATATTGGCCATGCCATCCAGACTCATCATGCTTTTGATGCTGCTTAAATCGCCCAGGTTGTTCAGCATGTCTGGTACCGACTGATCCACCCGCTTTAATACCAACGAAAAGCTGATGCGCTCGGGATTCCCGTTATTAGCCAACTCGGTTTTACTCTCCGTCATGCTGGTGATCACAAAAGTGCCGTAGATACGTCCTGTACCTTGAATCAGGAACCACGCTTTGCCAGAGTCGGCCATGAAGCGCAAAGCATCCAGTGAATACACAATGCCTGCCAGACGCGGCGCAATCCAGCCATTTAACGTGATCGTATCTTCCCCCTTGCCGGTGAACTGACTCATATCCCGCCCACCCACAATGGCATTGCTGGGATGCTTCCAGTCAGTCTGGCGCTGCAAATCGTGGTAGGCGAGGGTAGAAAGACTAAAAACGAACATGCCCAAAATCATCATCATAACGAGTGACCTTTCAATAATCGGAGAGGTTAGAGCGTAGACGTGCACGCTTCTGGTAGTCGCGCTGTTCCATCGCCTGCTGGACGGCGCGGCCCACCGCCGCCTCATCCATGCCAGGTGATGGCGTAATGGCGATCTGGATATTGTCACCCTGCACAATCGGCGCGGCAGCGACCTTGGGTGACAGCAGCGGCGGCTTGGCAGCAAACGTGGCTGCCGGCACCATGGCCGATCCAATCGCTACACCAGCGCCCAACTGAGCCGCAGTTTTGGATAAACTGGATAAGTTAAATTGCTCCTTTAGCCAACCCATGACAGTGCTGCCAGCACCGACGATCTTATCCTTCACCCACCCCAGCGCGTTGGTAATGCCGTCAACCAGGCCGCGCATCATATTGCTGCCGAATTCGCTGAATGCGGTCGGCAGTCCGGCAAACCACTGCATCACGGCAAAGAAGCCGGTTTTTATGTTGTCCCACAGATCGCTCATGGTCGACCCGATGGCTGATTTGGCTGCCTCAAACACCTTGCAAGCTCCCGACCATAAATCGATGAAGAACGTCTTAATTGGCTCCCAGTAGGTGTAAATCAGCATAGCCGCCACAGCAATAGCAGTGATGATTAATCCAATAGGGTTCATTAACAAGGCTCTGCCAGCGACAAGGAAGATCCGTCCCAACCAGAGTACAGCGGTACCGATCCCGCGCAATATCGGCATCAGTACACCACCACCGATCCCCAGTTTAGTAAATATCACCGTCAACATGGCATACGGCCCCATCAACGCAGCCAGCCCCAGCATCAATGGACCAATGACGACAAGGATCGCAGCGAGTGCAGAAAAGCCGACGATCATCGCTTTGCCTAATGCCGGATTCTCCTGCATGAAGACGTTTAACCGTTTGATGGAGTCGGTCAATGTGCCAAGTGCTTCGATATAGATCGGGATGATTTTTTCACCCATGGCCAGTTTCAAGTCGGCCAGTTTGGACAGCGTTTCCAATTCCTGGCCGCTGGCCTGCTTCTGACCCAACGCATTAATCTGTTCGATATCGAAAGCACCCGCATTCAGCTTTTCATTTTTATGGATCTGCGCAGACTGCAAGTACATATTGGCGTGCAGGTCACTTGCAGTACGGTTCGAGAATATGCCGCCGATCGTATCGAGAATCTGGCTTTTTTCAGTGATGCCGTGTTTGGCCAGTTGCGGAAGCAATATCGTTTCCATCCACTCGAACTGGCTCTTCTTAAAAAGATCGCTACCCAGCAGCGCACCAGGGTCAAGCTGTGCTGTTTGTCCAACCTTGTCAAACTTGACCTTCGTATAGTCGCCAATCAGTCCTAATTTACCCAGATTGGCGGCGGCACGCTTGGTGGTTCTGCCCTGATATAAATTGTTGTATGCCGACATCATCGATGTACCAACTCGATGCCCACCCATTTCTTGCACCAGCGGCTCCATCTGATAGTAGAACGCAGCGTCGTCCATCCCTTTTGCAGCCACGCCGCCGGTTTTAATCATGTTGAGCCATTCGGTTGGTCCAACTCGACCACCTGTCGCGGTAATCACTTTCTGCACCATATTGGCCTGTTCATGAAACTTTTTCGGACTGGCAAGACCGCCGCGGATTTCGATCACTTTCAACATATCCATGAACTTGCGTTCGTTGTCTTCCCCTTTCTCTTCGCCATAGAACGCCTTGTTACCAAACTTCATTTTGGCGAGCGTCGGTGCGACCATCTCTGCATGATGCAGATCGCCAAAAATAGACATGCTGTCACGGACCAACTCCAGATTGTCCAGTTTGCTGGTGCCATAGGTTTTCATATTGCGTGCAAACGCTTCGGCCTGTTGGCTGGTTTCTTCACCCAACCCGAGTGACATGACGCGCGCGTTCTCAGTCTGGTAGTGTTTGGCTTCACTCAATCCGGCCAAGGACGGTGTCGCCATTACACGGCCAGCCACCATGGCCCCTGCGCCGGCAATGGCCACGTTACCGGCGGCACCGCGTAGTTTGTCGGCATGCAGTTTGGCATTGGCCACGCGTTGCTGTTGCGCTGCAATGGCGGTTAGTTTGCCTTGTTGGGACGTTAGTTCAGCGTTGGCGTAGCCAATACTATTTTTCAGCCACGATTGTGCCTTACCCAATTCGGTGGTGCTGATGCCAGCGCCGGACAAGCGGTCGCGCAACACCTGCAATTGCTGGCCTTGCTGTGACGCTTCTGTTTTAAGCGATTTGGCGGCCTTGACTGCGGCATTGAATTCCCGGGTCATGGCGCGCGTGGGCGTTTCTGTGCCACGCAATTCTTTCGCCAGCCGGTTCACATTGCTTTGTGCCTCGTTAAAGGTTTTGGTCGTGGTGTCCAAGCCTTGGCGCAAGGCGCGGAACTGATTGAGTGATTTCTGCTGTGCGTTCAGTTCCTTTAACCGGTCACTGGTTGCTTTTAATGCCTTGGCGGTGGGGTTAGTCGCATCGCGGATTTTTTTGAGCGGTCCGGTCACCTTATCCAGTGCCGTCAAGATGACCTGCAGACGTAAATCAGCCATTATTAATTCCTATTCCTCTGGTGTGCTTCTAACCCGCGCCCGTTCGCGCCATTCCATTAACTCCCTGAGCGTGAAATCCGACATGTCGGCGGGATTCCAATGGAACACCACTGCAATGTCGGCCATCGCGTCTTCCACGTGTTCGGGAAGCCCTAATTGAGATCCGCCTTCTGCGCCAAAAAACGGGCTACCGCCGCAGCTATCGCCGCCAGATCGGACATGTCCAGGCGATTGATATCATTGGTTGTCAGCACCGGTTCGGTGATACGTGGCAAGAGCTTCTGCAATGCGCTTACATCAAGCTGCCCAATGTCGAGCAGAGAAATGCCGCGCAATTGTTGCGTTCTCGGTTTTTTTAAACGGATTTCTGTAATCAATTTTTCACCGCGCTGGATCGGTTCATCCAGCTGGACGGTGACAGATTTATTGTCCGATACGGTATCAACTTCGCTATTTTCTTCTGACATGGTGTTACTCCTTTAAGGGATCGGTAAATGAATAAGTTCTACAAATTGTCGTTGCGGTGATTCGCGTTTTACAATCCAATTGCCTTGCGCACAGACGCATATCTGTCCGTGCCGCCGATATTTAAAATGCCGTTCATAAAATCCAGTTCGATTAAAGTGCGGTCATTGATGCTGAGTTTGTAGTAGCTGCACACAGTGGAATATTTGTGTGCCGTTTCTGTGCCAGGCTTGATGGTTCCCATATCGATGCTCTGATGACGTCCCCGCACGGTGACTTCGACGGCGTCTGATCCACCCGTGTCATCGTCCAGCGCGCCGCAAAAGCGCAACTGCACAGCGTTATGCGAAGCGGCACTGTACTGCAGCAATGCTTCTTCAACAAAACCATTCAGCGTCCATTCCAGCGTCAGTGCTTCGTTACCAAAATCCGCCATGACCGGCCCGCCCATGCCGGCTGCTAAATAGGACTCCATCTTTCTGGACAATTTGGGTAACGTGATTTCGGCCACTTCACCGACATACGATTGGCCTTCGTTAAATAAGTTAAAGTTCTTCAGTTTGCGTGGTAAGCCCATTGTGTTCTCCTTCTGTAAATGAATTAGCCGGTAATGCGGCTGGCGAAATCGGCCAGATAGCTGTCGGTGATACGCTGCTGAAACACCAGATTTTCCAGCGGCGGTACTGGCGTGTAGTCGTAATCGATACGCAGCTGACCTGACTTCAGCGTGTCCTTTGAATTGGCCTCCTCGTCGTACCAGGCGCTGCCATCAATGAGGTAACCTTGCACCTTCAGATCGCGAAATTTGGCATTGATGCTCTCGATCAGGTCTCTGACCAGGGACGGATGCATGGGCTTGTCCACGTAGCTAAAATGGGCCTCGGCTATCGTGTCGGCCAGTACCTGGGCCGTGCGCGTGTAGTTTTCAAAAAAGAAAAACTCCGGTTCCTCCGTGGTGCGTGATCCCCAAAACCGGAAACCGCTGTTGTTAATCAATGTGGTCACTTCATTGCTGTTGAGGTACCCGGCATCGGTTGCCGGGTCTTGTAAATCCCAAAACACATCTTTGGACAGCCCGGTCGGCCCATTAACCGGGATATTGGATAGGGTCTTGTGCCACCCAGTTTCCTGGTCGATTTTTGCGCGCAGCCCGAGCGCATAGGCGACGGCTGGCGTGGTCGCTTCAGCGTTGGCTGCTGCGTCCCAACTGATGAAATCCGGCCAGATCAGCATCAGGTTGCGTTTGCCGAACCCGGCACGGTATTTCACGGCGTCTTCCTTGGTGGTGCACGAATAGGCCGAGGCATAGACGAAGGCACGCAGCGTTTCGGCTGCAGCGACTAACGCATTGGTCACGGCCTGATTGTCCAGGCCCGGTGCGCCCAGAATCCGGGGCTTGACGCCAAAGCGTGCCTGCGCGGCCAGCAACGCCTTAATCCCGAGATATTTGCCGGAGGAATCAGCACCACCAATGACATGGGTAGTGGTTTCTGCCTCGGTTTCGCCTGTCGCCACGCGCACCACGATGGTCAGCGGTTTGGTCTGCAAACCAATTGCTTCGAGCGTTTTACGCAGTGTTCCTTTGGTGCCAGCCTTGCCCAGCACCGTGTTGACATTGGTCAGCAGGACTGGAGTATCGAGCGGAAAGGTGTCGGGATCGGCATCGTCGGCAACGGCAATCAGGCCGATGACGGCGGTGCTGATCGTGCGGATGGGACGCGTGCCTTCGTTAATTTCAATGACGCGCACGCCGTGGTGATACTCATCTGCCATACTGTTCTCCAAGAAATTGAGAGTGGATTAAAACGCTAATTCGTGTTTTCCAAGGTCATGCCTTGGAGGTGATCTGTTGCATCTGAAATTGGCACCATGACTGTTTGCGCGGCCATAAATAGACGCTGATTCTGGTCATGGGCCTGCACCATTTCATTTCTGAACGATTCAACCGCGGCACTGGTGCTGCGTTGCTGTTGCGAGTTTTCAACCAGGAGAAGCGGCATCCAGTGCATCGCGCAGCCTCGCTCATTGATTTGCTCGCCGGTAGTCGGATTCGTTCCGGCCAGCTCGATATGCCACGCGCAGCGGTGGATGCTGCCATCCCTGATTTCCTCACACTGGGATCCCAGCGGGCAGGTCGTGATTGTGTTAATCGTCATTGCAGGTCTTCCCATCGCCAACATCTTCATCCGGCGGGTCGGCAGGTGTTTCTCGATCCGGCAACCAGAACAAGTTTAGTTTGCGGACTGCCCAGTCCTCGCCATCAAACCAGACCTCTTCATCCACAGCTAGCGCCGACGGTGGTGCCGTGAGCGTGGTGCGGGGCGGCAGGTGGACTTCCTCCTTGTCCTTGTTTTTCTCGAACTGATAGGGACCGATAAATTGACCAGAGTCACCGTATTGGTACCCGGTAAGCGTGATCGTTTTCTGTGCTGTTACTTCAGGCATATCGGATTGGGGTTGGGTCATCATTAAACTCCTGCGTTTTTGCTGCAAATAATCATGTCGATATAGCGCGGTTGCCAGCTCACTTGCGAGGAGCCATTGTCAGTTGAGCCACTGTGCGTGTGGTTGCTGGTTGCACCGCTTAGCCAGATGCCGGTACCGGCTCCATACAGTGAGATACCCGTCCGGGAACTTGTCCCACCACTGTGTGGCCCATACTTGTTGGCGTTACCTGAGCCTAAATTGGCGCCCGATCCCGCGTCACCCGCGTAATTCGTGTGTTCATGACCTGGGTCATAGACGCTATGACTGTGGCCGGGATCTTGAACCGCGTGCGTATGGTCGGCGCTGTGTCCTCCGGTCGTGAAATTATGGGTATGCGGCGGAACCACATTATTTAAAATCGGGTTGTGCGTGCCACCGACATTGCCACCCCCCCCATTCACCACGCGCAGCATGCGGTTATTGGCGGTGTCGTCGACAATTTGTGTCCATCCGGTTGGTGCCGCGGCTTGGGCAAACAGAAGCCGGGTTCCGGTTGGAAAACCGGTATAGCCCTGGGCTAACACCCATGTCTCCATCGCGACATTCCCCAAATCAGCGGTGTCGACGGTGACTTTTAGTTTGGTCGCAGCACTCCAGCCGATGCGAACCAGGTTGTTCAATTGGTCGACGCCACCGCCCTGTTGAACCGGAGTAAATCCCAGGAATGGTTGATATTTGTATTGCGGTGTGACGTTGATGGTGATGTTGTCTGAGCCATCAAAGCTGGCATGACCATTCACCTCGCCATTGATTGAGATAATCTGGGCTGCGGCCAGTTTGCTCGCCTTGCCGGCGGCGGTTTTACCCAATTCCAGATCGCTGACGCGGCCTTTCAGGTACGTGGTGCGTGACGCCAGTTGTTTAGCCTGCAAATTGTCAATGCCATCCTCGCCGCCGATGACGTCGTCAGTCTTTTCGAGCTGATAAATGCCATGTACCCATTCGTTGGTTTCTTTTAGGTCAGCCATGCTATTTCCTTACACCACGCCACGGCTGTATGCGCCGTCGCGTTTGATCGTGCCGTTGTGTTTAATCGGATTGGACGTGAAATCGAGTGCCGTTAAATGGCAGCATTCGCGTTTGACGTTTTCAAGTCGCTGCTTAATCAGTTCAGCCTGTTGGTTCGATACCGGTCTGGTTAGTTTGATCGCAAAGGTTGCCCATTCGCCGTCGCCATCGGTTACACCACTGCGCTCAATCAGGGTGGCATTTGGATGCGATAGGGCGGTCAGCGCCAGTTTGATGGCGGAAGGTGTGCCTTTCTTTTGCCGGATGGCACGTGCCGACGCCACCACGTCGCGCTGCATCTGCGCTGGCCATGTGCTGTCCCAGTCTTCGACGCCGACAGCCCATGCGAGCCACGGCAAAAGGTTAAGCGGACAGGTTTGCGCGTTCCAGTTGTTGACGAGACTGAATGGTATGCTTCCGATGCGGGCCGTGCTTTGTTCCAGTGCCCGTTCCAGAGGCGTGCTGTTGGGCGGTAATAATGAACGTGTCATGATTTGGTCCCCGCGATACGAATATTGACGGAGGTACACCAGGTCGCTTGCTGGGCCGTACAGGAGATGTCCGCCAGTGGCGCTTGCCGCACCACTTTGAAGACGCCTGGCACGTGCAGAGCATGCGACAACGCGGAATCGGTTACGTCCGCTGCCAGCAATTGCTGTTCCAGCAAATAGGCAGCAAAACTCTCTTGTGCGGCTTTCAGCACAATGGTCTGATCTGGACCGCTGTAGGTGGTGATATCGGCGTCCAGTTCCCAGTTGATAATCTCGGCACCTTGCACGATCAGTTCTTCCGAAAGTGGGCGCACATCATCGCTGTTGAGTCTGGCGCGCACCTTGTCGAGCATGGCTTCGTCCGCGGTACCGTCACCGAGTCGGCTCAAAATGGTGACCACGGTGGTGCCAGGGTGAGGGCTGGTGACAGAGGCATCCTTGATGTTGCCATCAGCCGATAAGGCGTGAAATTTATACGCATTGCCTGCGCCAGCGGTGGAATAACTGTCGTCTTTCAGCAGCAGACGGCGGCGATAGCTTTCGTTATCCTCCATGACCTGTTCAGTCGGTGGTTGGGTCGTGGGATCGGCTTGGGTGATCACCAGACGTTGCTCGCCTTCGTAGTAAGTGATGCCGATATGATCCAGATCACTGTCCATGGCGAAGGCGACCAGCAGGGCGCGACCTTCTTCATTAATCCTGTGGCGTAACAGTAATTCACGGTAGGCGGCGACCTCCAGAATTTTGTAGGCCGGATCGGATTCGAGTACGTTGGTGTATTTCGGATACCGCGTCTTAAAGTCGGTCAGCATATCGGCAACGATGGTTTCGTAATCCAGCGTTTCGACGAATTCCGGTGGCGGCAGTTTGGACAGATCAATGACGGAATTACTCATGCATCATCTCCCTTGATTGCTACTGACAGTTCAACACTCTGCTGCTCTGCAACGCCTTCTAACGTTAGCGTGGCAGCACCTTGGGCATTGAATGCCAGTGCAACACCGGACAGGCTGATACGGGGTTCCCAACGCTGGATTGCGTCAGCGGTTGCCGCATAGATGCGTAACTGGGTAGCACCATTTAAAGGCTGATCGATCAACTCAGGCACTTCAGAACCATAAGCGCGGCGCATGACACGACTGCCAATGGGCGTGGTCAGAATCTCGGCAATCGACTGGCGAATGTGGGCCAGCGCATCCAATTGCTTTCCTGTCGCAGCATTCATGCCGATCATTTTGGCACCTCTGAGTCAGCGCCAACGGCAACAACAAAATGCTTGTGAC